AGCACTTATCAGAAATACATTGACATCAATGATGCTATCGTGCAACGTGCAGAGCAAGATGTTCCAGCCAGTGGATATGATACCAGTGCAATTTATACTGTGCCCGTAAATCCAGATGGTACACCTGGTGATCCAGACGGTGATGATGCTAGCAATGTCATCGAAGATGCTAGCCAAACATCTACAGATACCAGTTCAGCTACACTAAATCCAGATACAAAAGTAGAAGGATACTTGACCGGAGACGGCATACCGCCGAATGGTACCACCGTGGCCGCTGGCATTTACTTCCCAGCTGGTCCAATGTTAGGAGATTATTTCTTGCGATTAGATTATATCCCTAATAGACTATTCCGCTTTGACGGTAAACGCTGGGTCAAGATTGAAGACTCTGTAAGAACTAACTTAACACCAGGTGTTAATAATACTACCCAGCTTAGTGGGTTTATCAATGATTATAATAATTTCTATGAGAATTCAGTGGGGTGGGATGCCATCATCGTCAGTAATACTTATGTGCCTAATGCCAATGTCATAACGTCATCATTTACTATCAGCACAGGTAATGTTGTTACTAAATTAGGTTACGTCAGTACCTACGGTGTTAAAGTAACCATTAATAATCTGAATATACCTAGCAGCCTTGATAATATCACTGTTAACAATGTCAGTGGAAATATTGGATTTACCATCCAAAGTAATTTATATACTTACGGTAGCCTAATTGAATATACAGTCTACAGTAGAGTAGTACCACAAAGACAAAGCCTTAGCCAAGCACTAAGCCCATCAGCGGATAACGAATAATGACAGCAGCCTATGAATATTTCTACGACGGACAGATAGAACGCTTTTTAGCACAGTTTATCCGTATCGTCAGCGGATTCCAAGTTAAGTTCGGCCAAACCACTGCCAGTGGCACTGCATATCAACGAGTTCCAGTATATTGGGGAGATGGTAGCAGACAGGTTGCAGCTATCATAACCAATAATGCAGCCCCTAACGTTATGAATGCTGTACCGGCCATGACCGTGTATATCAGCAATATTACCTATGATCGTGATCGCGTGCAAGATCCTACATTTGTAGGCACGATGAATATCCGAGAAAAATATTATAATCAAGAAACCCAAGAGTATGAAAATCGCCAAGGTAATGCCTTTACTATTGAACGCAGTATGCCTGTGCCATTTACCATAGAATTAAAATTAGACATATGGACCAGCAACACTTTACAAAAATTACAGCTATTAGAACAATTGATCGTGTTATTTAACCCTGCGATGGAAATTCAATCAACAGACAACTATATCGATTGGACCAGTCTTAGTGTGGTTTATCTTGACAGCCCAACCTGGACTAGCCGCAGTGTGCCGATTGGTACAGACAATCCCATTGATGTGGCGACATTAACATTTAAATTACCTGTGTGGATCACTCCTCCAGCTAAAGTTAAAAAACTTGGTGTCATTCAAAAGATCATCACCAACATATACAACAGTGATGGCGATCTTAATGCTGCTATCTATGACACTGCTAACCAATTGGGCAATAGACAATACTATACTCCATTGATGTATGGAACCTTATTGATTGGTAATACTTTAACTTTATTAAAATATCAAGACGTAGAAAATCCCCGTGACATTGGTGGTGAAGACATATTAGATACTCCAGTTAAAGTCGGCACACCTGATAATTGGTCTAATCTCGTTAATATTTACGGCACATTAACCAATGGCACTAGCCAAGTTAGATTGTTACAACCAGATGGTATCAGTGAAGTAATTGGTACTGTCAGTTATCACCCTACTGACCCTACACTGTTGATTTTTAATGTCAACATTGATACTATCCCCGCTAATACACTGTCTCCAATCAATGCTATCATTGACCCGACAAAAGATTCAGTGGTAAGTTTAGTGCAATCTGCTGTCAATGGCACACGTTTCTTAATACTGAAACCGATTGGCAGTGCTAGTGATCCTGCTATCGACAATCCAGCACTTTGGTTGGGCACAAATAATATTCCATTGGTAGCTAATGCCAATGATATCATACAATACAACGGATCAAATTGGTTCGTGTCATTTGACAGCAAGAACGATACTGCGTTACAATATGTAAGTAATCTCACAACCGGAACTCAATATAAATGGAATCTCAATCAGTGGGTAAAAAGCTACGAGGGCGAATACAAAGCCGGACTATGGACTCTGGTCCTATAGAAGGTGTAGGCACTTTTATCTATAGTGTATCAACTGGTCGTTATCTATTTTTATTACGTGATGGCGACAAGTATAGCGGCACCTGGGGCCTAGCCGGAGGTAAGATTGATGCTGGTGAATTACTATTAGAAAGTTTGTATCGTGAGCTTACAGAAGAACTAGGCTACAACTTCCAAAACGTCAAAGTTATTCCTATAGAAAAATTTACCAGTGATAATGCTCGATTTAGTTACCACACCTTCCTAATTCCTGTGGACACAGAATTTACTCCAAGACTAAACGAAGAACATCGTGGTTACTCGTGGGTAAGTTTAGAGGATCATCCTAAGCCTTTACATCCTGGTGTATGGCGCACTATTAATTTTGATGCTGTAAAGGCAAAGATTAAAACACTAGAAACACTGCTATAGATCTACTTCAACAGCGAATTGATTCCAATTGATGTGGCGGAAGTTATTTGCATACTTCCACAATTCGGGAGGATTTTCGCTAGCATACATGGTAACCAAAACAAAATCAACTTCTGTATAGGTATCAAATAATACTCGCTTGTCAGCTACCCATTTGTGGTCTGATACTGTGGCTTTCACTGGATCATAACCATTAGTTCCTGCATAGAGGTTATAGTTAAATCCTGGGGTGTCTTGGCCTTCCATACCGATCATGTATACTTTTTGGTGGCCGTCAAAGCAGGCAAGATATGCCGCTGTAGTTCCTGCATCAGTGTATGGATCATTAGGTATTAGATAAAATTTGTTTGGGTATTCTAACAAGTGTATAGCACTGGTATAGACTATGTTATTATCTGTATATCCGCTGTCGGCGATTTCTTTGATGATATCATCACCTTTGGCTACTAGGAAATCAGGAGTGAAATCTCTATAAAGCGCATTACATCCGTAGGTCTGGACTGTTAAGGCACCTAAGAGACCCATGGGTTTTTTTAATCTGTTGATATCTAAAGCTTCTCTAGATAAACCATTACCGATGATCACTGCACGATTCGATATCTGATTGTTGGTGACGCTGTTAGGCACCCACTCGACTGTATCTGCCCATATACCACCGCTATGGGTTCTGTTGGTTACTATGTTTTCTCCTGGATAGGATCTGCGGTAGCTTTTAAATATAGTTTGCATTATTGGATATAGGTCGCAAATATCTTAACGTTAGCTTGTGCTATAGTCGATGAGTAGTAAAGTTGGACGTTACTGTTTACCACGTTAGCAGTAAATGATCCGAATGCCGTACCGTTGTTGACTATACCGAATGTAGATACATAAGCATTACCTTGACCATCTGTTACCAACATGGCTTCATACGCTTCAACTTTAGGAATCGCACCACCATCAACTCTAGCTCTAACTAGATATTTCGCACCAGTGAATGCTGTTTGGGTCCAGCTGTCTAACAACACTGCTGTGTTGGTTGTTGGAGCACTTTGCACTTGGTTATTAGCTACTATGCTGGTATTGTTGATAAAATTAACCGCACCTGTTTCATCAACGCTGACCCTGACTATTGGTCCGGTTCCGCCAGCAACGATATTAGCATAGCGATTATCAGCACTGCTGACATCAAAAAACACAAATCCGTTCGCTGATGATAAACTTGATATCGTTGTAGTTGCTGTTAATGTTCTTACGTCAATTAAATCACCTACTGCTGGAGCTTCTGTAAATACGATGTTACCACCAACCATAGCATAAGCTGTGCTTGGTGCTTGGATAATACCGTTGATTGCAACGATAGTGCTGTTGGTCGTTGATGCATTATTGACTGCGAATGATACGTTAGCACCATCGCCGTTGATCTGTTGATCGTAGATAACTGTAGTTGATACTCCAGGACCTGTCCAAGTACCAGGACTACCTGATGCGGTACACCATTCAAGTGTGTTGGTAGTGGTGCTATAACGCAACATACCAACAATGTCAACGTTACCAGTATTACTTGGTCGTTGTGCTGTAGCACCTACTGGTAATAATATTGAATCCGTTGCTCTTACTGCGAATGTTGCTCCAGGAATAGATGCAAGATTTCCTGAGTAAGTTCCGCTATTAATTATGAATGATTGATTTGTTGGGCTATAGAATACACCAACAGAACTTTGAGAATTTTGTATTAGAAGGTTTCGATTTCCTGCTCCCGAATAACCTAGCCATAAGTTGCCAGAAATACCAACACCACCTAAT